TATCAATGTCAATCCGATCGCTCAAACAAGTGCGACGGGACAAACTGGCGGTACTACCCCTTTGGGCAACCTCGCTGCTATGGGTACTGCCCTGGCTCACAATCATGGTTTTACTCAATCGTTTGTGGAGCACGGTGTAATTATCGGTCTCGTATCTGTAAGAGCCGATCTTACTTACCAACAAGGTCTCCACAAAATGTGGAGCCGTTCTACTCGATATGACTTCTACTTTCCAGCTTTCGCTACATTAGGCGAACAAGCTGTTCTAAATAAGGAAATCTATGTTACTGGAACAACTGCACAAGACAACAGCGTCTTTGGATACCAAGAACGCTGGGCTGAATACAGATATAACCCATCACGTATCAGTTCCTTATTCCGTTCTACTGCTGCTGGTACCATCGATCCTTGGCATTTGGCTGAGAACTTTACTTCTCTGCCTACTCTATCTAGCAGCTTTATCGTATCTAATCCACCTGTATCTCGGGTGGTCGCCGTTGGCGCTGCTGCCAATGGCCAACAATTTATCTTTGACTCTTTCTTTGACGTAAAGAAAGCTCGCCCAATGCCTATGTACTCTGTACCTGGCTTAATCGATCATTTCTGATGGGAATGTTCGACGGCATCTTAAGTGCCGTAACTTCTCCAATAGCTTCACTAGCGGGATCGCTAGTGGGTGCTGCTGGCTCATACTTTGGCACTTCTAGTGCCAATCAAGCTAATACTGATATTGCTAACGCAGCAAATCAGCAATCATTAGCTAATCAACAACAAAACCAAGATTGGTTATCCAATCAACGAGCTACTCAATATCAAACAGCCGTTTCAGACTTAAAGGCTGCTGGTTTAAATCCCATGCTCGCTTACACTCAAGGCGGAGCTGGTACACCATCTTCTCAACCTGCCCAGGTGCATCTTCCTGCACCAAGGCAAAATGCGATGGGAAACGCTGTTTCATCAGCGCAACAAGGTTTGCAATCTATGAATGCTATACAAACCGCTGAGCAATCTCGTGCTCAAACTAATCTCATCGATGAACAAGCGAACCTGACTAGGGCGCAATACTTTAATGCTCTCGATGAAAATCCTTTTTTCAAAGGCAAGGCGGGTGCCCAGATAGCGCAAATGGAATATAACAATGCGCTTGCTCGTCTTACTGGGGCTAATACTAACCTTGCTAAACAAGCCTTTACAATACAAGCTCCTGAGGCTGGTAAAGCTCAAACTAAATGGGGACAATTTGTCTCCCCTTATATTAAAGATTTCACATCGGCAGCTTCTGCTGTCAAATATCTAGGAAAATAAAATGAAACCTCCATTTTTACGAACTCCATACAACTACGACATGAATGCTGCGTCAAATGGGTCAGGGGTGGCTTGTGAGGAGCCATCTCTGGCTCAGCAGCATTTCAAAGACGAATGTGATATTAACAATATTCTTCGTCAATTCAATATTACGGGCTTATTGCCCGAAAACTCTTTATCGCCTCGTTATGGCGATTTCTCTGGTATCGTGGACTATCACTCTGCTCTTAATGCCGTTATGGCTGCTGAGAACGAATTCGATGCTCTACCGGCTCAATTAAGAGCCCGTTTTCAAAACGATCCAGAACAACTTATCAATTTCATCGAAGATGAATCTAATCGCGAAGAAGCGATAAACCTCGGTCTTATTGACCGAAAAGCGAGTGGAAACGAGCCCAGCACAGTTACTCCACTTGATGTAACTGTGCTAGGTGACACCAAAACCCAAAACTCTAACTAATCAAGGTCAAATATGAAAATCTTACAGCGTAAGCATCTTTCTAAACATAAACACGCCAAAACCTTTCGTAAACACGGACATAAGACTAAATCTCCTAATGTCCGTAACGCTCCCCAGCGTGGAGGCTGGAGACTCTAAAAAAGTCCCAGACCACCTCACATGGCCTGTTTCCATCCTATATCCGCTGGTCTCAGCGGATACTCTACTAACTCGGCTACTGGCCGAGTCTTTCGTCGTGTCATTTTTAAAACAAATGATCCCGACATCGTTCAATCTGTCTCACTTCCATGCGGCCAATGTATTGGTTGCCGCCTGGAGCGCTCTCGTCAATGGGCTATGCGTTGTATGCATGAAGCCCAATTACATGAAAACAACTGTTTTATAACCCTCACTTATGACGATACACATCTCCCAAGCGATCAATCGCTTCATTACAGAGACTTTCAACTCTTTATTAAAAGACTCAGAAAACGATATCCAACTACAAAAATTAGCTACTATATGGCTGGAGAATATGGCGAAAATTTCGGCAGACCTCACTTTCACGCCTGTATCTTCGGACTCGACTTTCATGATAAAAAATTATGGAAAAGGACTTCCTCTGGTTCTCTCATATATCGATCCTCAGACCTTGAAACCCTCTGGCCATTTGGTTATTCCTCCATTGGAGACGTTAACTTCGAGTCAGCTGCTTACGTGGCTCGATACATTATGAAAAAACAAACTGGCAAAGATTCCTTAAAAAACTATCAGTACTCTGATCTACAAACTGGGGAAATTGTTCAAATGACCCCAGAATTCAATAAAATGTCTCTAAAGCCCGCTATTGGGCTTAACTGGTACAAAAAATATAAAAATGATGTATTCCCACATGACTATGTCGTATTACGTGGCAAAAAATTAAAACCTCCAAAATACTATAGCCAACTGTACAAAAACGACAGTCCTTATGAATACGAACAAATAATTGCACTCCGTGAAAACGGTGCTAAACTAAATCACGCAGATAATACTTATGAGCGACTTGCTGTAAAAGAGCAAGTTACACAAGCGAAACTGCGTAAACTTAAACGTACCCTTACTTAATAGGAATCCTCATGAAACTAATCCTCGCATCTGTTAAAGACCGTGCTGCCGACGCTTATGGCCGACCTATGTTCGTGCCTTCTTCTGGCGTCGCTATCAGGAGCTTCTCTGATGAAATCAATCGTTCTGATGCTGAAAATCAGCTTTATAATCACCCCGATGATTTCGACTTATATGAGTTCGGAGACTTCGACGATAACTCTGGCTCCTTCAATCTTCATGAACAACCAAAACTTCTTGCTCTTGGCAAACAAGTTAAACTAAATGCTTAAAACAAACCGCCTCAAAGGTATTATCTTTGGGGCGGAACTACTTAAAAGGTAAATCAAATGCATCGCAACCAATCGGTAAACCTTCATCAATTCACGATGATCCCAAAAGCGGACATACCTCGCAGCAAATTCGACTGTCAATCAACTCATAAAACTACTTTCGATGCTGGAAATCTTGTCCCTATCTACGTAGATGAAGTACTTCCTGGCGATACATTTAACTTAAATATGACGGCTTTCGCCCGTCTCTCAACACCGCTATTCCCAATCATGGATAACATGGTTATGGATAGCTTCTTCTTCTTTGTCCCCAATCGCCTAATTTGGTCAAATTGGCAAAAATTCATGGGACAACAAGCAAACCCAGCTGATTCAATCAGCTATGTAATCCCTCAACAAGTGTCACCTACAAGCGGATATGCCGTAGGCTCACTCCAAGACTATATGGGATTACCAACTGTTGGCCAGGTAACTGCTGGACAAACTGTAACGCATTGTGCCTTTTGGCCTCGTGCGTATAACCTCATTTGGAACGAATGGTTTCGTGATGAAAACTTACAAAATTCTGTAATTGTAGATACTGGTGATGGTCCTGATACCGTCGCAAACTATAATTTACTTAAACGTGGTAAACGTAAAGATTACTTTACATCGGCTTTACCATGGCCACAAAAGGGTGCAAGCGTAACACTTCCTTTAGGCTCAACAGCCCCTGTGATGTCTGATAACACATCACCAACATATAGAACTATTAACGGTACAGGTGCTGTATCCGGTTCGTTCTTAGACGCCGGCGCAGTAGGATATGCGCCAGGCACTTCGATCGGTAACACTAGCCCACTTAAATTCGCTAATACAGGACTATATGCAGATCTTTCAACGGCAACTGCTGCAACAATTAATCAACTCCGCCAATCTTTCCAAATTCAAAAATTATTGGAAAGAGACGCACGTGGCGGTACTCGATATACTGAAATTATTCGTTCTCACTTTGGCGTTATCTCTCCTGATTCTCGTCTCCAACGCCCAGAGTACCTCGGAGGAGGTACGACTACTATCAATGTCAATCCGATCGCTCAAACAAGTGCGACGGGACAAACTGGCGGTACTACCCCTTTGGGCAACCTCGCTGCTATGGGTACTGCCCTGGCTCA